ATCTCCGGCTCCGGTTACATCATTAACTTCTAAAGGTTCAGGTTGCGAAACATAACGTTTTAAATCAAATTCAGCAGTAGTAGTTTTACTAGAATTAGTGACAATTATATTACCGTCCCATTTTTCAAATCCTAATTCTTTGTATTCTTTGTAATTAGGTTTTACTAACCAAGCCCCGTCATAACAACTAACGTGGCGTTTAGGATCTACAATAACTTTACAATCAAAACTATTAAGATGTGCAATAATATCTTTTGAATATTCTAATACACCTTTATTGTAATCGCTAAGAATAACATATTCAAAATTAGATAAATCTAATTTTTTAATATCATTGTAAATATCTAATCCGTTAGCATAACGATCGTCGTCTATTCTTGTAACATAATGGCCATCACAGATTACACGAGTTTTTTCACTTTTTGGATCGTCGTATTCTAATAAAGTTGCATCGACGCCTAAACTTTTTAAGTTGTTATAAACAAGTCCTGCGCCACCAAGAAATTCTTCTATACGATCCTGACTTACAATAGGTACAGGTGCTTCAGGACTTAACCTAGTCGAAGAACCAAAAATATACCTATCATTTATTAAATCACCAATAACTAATACTTTAGACATAATTTATTATACTACCTTTATGATTATTAGTCAAGTAAATCTATTACTTCGATTACTGTTTTTAATTTAGTAATATTACTTTTTCTATTGAGAGTGCTTTGCAAACCTGAGTGTAAAGGTTTCGGCCATTTACTAAATTCTACCCAAGCAAATCCGTCATGCTCGTTATTAAGTTTAGGAATAAAAATATCTTCGACAACGCAAAGATATGTATGGAACTGGAACTTAGAATCGTTAGATACAAATGTTTCTAAAGGAATAGTTTTCTTTATATTTATAGAGCCTATTTCTTCTTCAATTTCTCTGCGCAAACCTTCCCAGGGTGTTTCTAAACCTTCGTTAGTTCCACCAACTAAGCCCCAAACATTATTACGGCTTCCGTTTGCTCTATGCAGAAATAGAAACATTTTAGACTTTAGAGAATAAATTAATGCACCACTACAAATAATGTCTTTCATACTAATAATTATCTTAGTATGTAAACCTCCAAGAGCCATTTGGATATTCTCCTTCATAAGAGAGTATCCAATACTCGCCTGTCCATTTGTATTGTGTTTGTGTATTTAGATTAGTAACAAATGCTTCGTTAGTTTCTTCACTAGCATCAAAAACAATGTGCCAGCGTGAACCGTCCCATTCTACAATATCATTTTCACTTGCTACAAAATCTGAGTTATCTGAATTCTTCCATGCCAGAGCGCCATTAGTATTATTAGGATCACCTATACTACCTAATAATAAAAGTCTATTATTTGATTGCGATTGCATTGGATCGAATCTTAGTGGATCTATAATATAATCAACATATGTTTTGTCACCAGCAGGACCTGGTATAACAGAATCTGCTGGTAATGTTTCTGCATCAGGAGCATTTAGTATAAGTCGTGTTTCGTCTGTAGTATCAATACTATCAATAGTAAATACTATTTCTAAACCGTTTGCACGTTGTAATCGTAATTGTGTAATTCCAGGTTCAAATGTAAATGGTTGCGCAATGTTCCAAGCAGTCCATGTATCGTTTCGATTAACACCATTCTTTAATAATCTTGCAACACCATCAAACACTTCTAATCCATAATCTTGATATGTAGTTACTACTAATGCACTTTCATTAGTCAATGCTTCATCTGGTTGACTATTAACTTTGTCTGTTTCTTCGTTCTCTTTAATTTTTTGTTCAACTAAACTTTGTGTGTAAGCAGTTTCGTCTATATTAACTTCTAATCCGTGATCTGCAAATACTGCTGTAATTATTTTACTAATAACTCCTAATTTTTTAACTTTTGCAGGAGGACTAATAAAGATAGGTGTTGTTAAACTAATCGAAGCAACATCAATTTCACTTTCAGTACCAGTTGGTATACTTCTACTACTAAAGTTTATGTTATCTATATTTAAAACACTTAAACTAGTCCAATCGATATAATTGTCTGTTGTTTGTATTTCTAAACTAGGATTAAACAACATAAAAATTTGTTCAAGTATTTGTAATTTTTGATCTGTATTAGTAGTCCATATGTCTACGTTTACAGTAAGAGTATAAGGGGTTGGCATTATACGTTCTACTGTATAATTTTTACCTGCTTTATTTAAATATTCTTGGCCGTCTACATCATATGCACGTTCTCTAATGTTTAGCTTATTAACATAACTGCTATCTGCTAGACGTGAAGTATCCATTTCTAGTCCGGTTATATACACAGCCATTCTTGGTGCGCTAGGAATTTTATTTTCAGAATTATCTCTAAGGATACTTCCTACTTGTCTTGTTAAGTCGCCGTATGTAACTGGAACTTGTACTAGTCTACCCTTACCGTCTTTATAACTAAATTGTCCAAACAATCTAACTATTTGTGTAAGATATCTACGTATTTGTCCATCATAAAAATGTTGCATTAGTTATCCGCCTTAGGTTTTAGTGCTTGAGAAATACTTTGTCTTTCTTCGGTTACTTCGCCACCTATATTATTAGTATTGGTATTATTAATAAATGTGCCACGCTGGGTATTAGTTTCATCTGCACCGTAAACAAATGCACGTTTAACATCGTAAATTTTGTTCCATTTATTATTTCTAAATTGAAACAATCTATTAGGTAAAAAATCTGTTCTTAAAAAATAATCATTAGTTTCTGGCTCTGCCGGAAACTGAACTCCAAAGCCAAATGCTTCTCCATTAGGTGAAATAGAATCACCAATAATATATCCTTTGTATCCTGCTCTATCAGGCGGCGCCATCTCGGATAAACCGTCTGCGTCTTTTGTTTCAGTTAATTCTACTATACCGTTGTCGTCAACGGATACTGAAAAGTAATGACTGATATCATATCCGCTTTTTTGAGTTTCTTCTGTTGCTTCTTGTATTACTCCTGTAGTAATATTCATTTCTCTTTCGTATGTAGATAATATATCTCTTAAAGTATCTCCATCGGGCGCATCTTCACTTGCTGGTAAATCTAAAATATCTTTATATTCTTGTCCGTCGTATATTTGTTTTAGTTTTACACGATATAAGTGCGGATACCATGTTTGTGAAAATCCTTCAGCAGCACGATTAATATCTTCTACAACGTAGAATCTTTTAAGAGCAACACTGGCATCATTTTCTGCATATTCATCTATTAAATGCGGCAACTCAAATACATCACCAGGCATAATTTTTCTACCAATAGTTTCAACACTGCTGCGTATATGAACTGTCATAAACAATGTGTCGTTGCTTAAAAACAAACCAAACTGACTTAAATCAAAATCTTGATCTTGTACATTGTATATGCCTCTAAGTCTGTAAATATCTTGATCGTATTTTCTATCTCGATTTTCAAGAAACATTAAATCTTGTATTTGAGTATGATCTTTAACGGTTGTTCCGTCATCAGTACCGATATATTTGTATACATGTATGTCTGTACCACCAACAGTAAACATCTCTAGAATTTGTTTATCTAGGAAGTTAAAATCGTTACCACGTTCGGGTTTATATAAGCTAAGTCTTGGCATACACATATTTATCGAAAGATAAATACTATATCGGAGAACTTTATATATGGCTACACAAAAACAAGAAATATTTGACTACGTCCACGCAATGCTAGGCGGCGGCATGGTCGATGTCGAACTAGATCCTATCCATTATGAAACTGCTTTAGTTAAATCATTAACTAAATTTAGACAGCGTTCAGATAACAGTGTAGAAGAATCGTATTTGTTTATGGAAACTATGGAAGATACAAATGAATACACACTTCCAAACGAAGTTATTGAAGTTCGAAGAATCTTTCGTAGATCAATTGGATCAAGAACAGGCGGCGGAGACGGCGGCACTTTGTTTGAACCATTTAACCTTGCGTACACTAACACATATCTGCTAAGTTCATCTAATATGGGAGGACTAGCAACATATGATTTGTTTAGCCAATACCAAGAACTTGTAGGACGTATGTTTGGATCGTTCATCGAATTCAAATGGAATCCTACAACACATAAACTTACATTATTACAGCGTCCGAGAACAGACGAAACACTAATGCTCATGGCGTACAATTATCGTCCAGACGAGCAACTACTTGATGATTATCTAGCAAAGCAGTGGATTAAAGATTATACTTTGGCAAACTGTAAATATATGTTAGGCGAAGCACGTTCAAAGTTTGCTACTATTGCAGGACCACAAGGTGGGTCAACTCTTAATGGTAATGATCTTAAAAATGAAGCAATGCAAGAAATGGAAAAACTAGAGCAAGATGTAATTCAGCAAGTTGCTGGTGGCGTAGGTTACGGATTTACAATCGGCTAAAAATACCCCAATGTTAGCGCACTAAATGTAACAGTAATGTAAATACTGTATGTTAAGAAATGATCTTAAAGAAGAGTACAGATTATTTTACATGGTCAAGGGCCACCTTGACGCCACCCCAGAAACAGTAGTAGCAAGTGCAGAAGGTTATTTCAAACGTCTATGGTATGACGGTTGCAATGGTGCACCTTTGTACGACTATGCAGAACAGTTCGAACAAGCATGGAGAGATAGACAGAATGGTTTCACGGAAGATACAAGACCTAAGTAATGAGGACTTATCGTACTTAGAAAAGTTGTTAGGTGAAAAGTTTGCTGAACAACTAGAAGCAGATCAAACTTGGGCATCAAAAAATCATTATGATCGCCCTGGCAATAAAAAGAAACAAATACTTCGTATTATGGATGCTATTCGTTCACAAAAACGGTTGAAAAGTGTTGCTAAGTGGTAATATAGGTTGACAAAATATCATTAATAACATATAATAAAATTATACTATGTGGAGATTAATTAATGTTACCTAAACTACTTGTTGTAGGACACGGCAGACACGGCAAAGACACTGTTTGCGAAATGCTAGAACTTTACGGATATTCATTCCAGTCTAGTTCTAAATTTTGTAGTGAATTGTTTATTTTTGATGAATTAAAAGACAAGTACAGTTATACCAACGAAGAAGAATGTTATGCAGATAGGCACAATCATCGTAAACTATGGTATGACATGATTCACGATTACTGTCGAGAAGACTTAGCACGACTAGGACGAAACTTGTTTGCAGAGCATAATATTTACTGCGGACTACGCAATAAGCGAGAATTCTTTGCAATGCAAAACGAAGAAATATTTGACTATGCTATCTGGGTAGACCGTTCTGATCATTTGCCTCTAGAAGATCCTGCTTCAATGAGTATTGAAC